CTCTTAATTACTTTTAATAAATCAAAAAAATAAAATAAAATGGCAATAGATACAGGTTTAGCAATTGATTGCGCTGATTTACAATCAACTGGAGGTATAACACAAATTTTACTAAGAAGTTGGACACCAACTGATGCAATAGTTTATGGTGCTGCAGGCACACATACTATCGCAAGTATTCTTAAAGTAGCTGCAGCAGCAGATTGGTTTGTGTATGAGTTTAAAAATGAAACACCAGCATTAACAATTAGTGGAACAAAAGAGAATGGTTCAACTGCATTTGAATGTGGATTATCTTTTATGTTACCAAGATTAGAGTTAGCAAAGAATAATGCATTACAGTCTATGCTTAATGAGTGTATGATGGGAATGGCTTTAGATACTAATGGAAAATGGTGGGTTTTAGGTGTTTCTGAGAAGTATGCAAATGAAGATGTAGCAAGCAGAAGTCAGACTTTCTTAAATATGGCTACTATAGAAGGTGGTACTGGTGCAGCTTATTCTGATGAAAGTGGAGTTACTGTTAGCTTAATGGCAAGACAGTTTGAATTACCAAGAGAGTATGTAGGGGCTGTTACTGTTGATACAGCAGCTTTAACTGCAACTACAGCAGCATAATTAAAGATATATTTTTAGGTTGGACTTGTTTCGTAAAAAGTTTATAACCTTTTCCTATTAATATCTTTCTAATAATATGTGTAATTGTGGTCAAAAGGTTGTAAATTACACACACTTAAATATATATACACTTATGGCAAAATATAAGGCAGTAAAATCATCAGGTACTTTGTATAAAGGTGATATTAAAATTAAATGGGCTACAGCAACTCAAGAGGAGTTAGCTTATGCTTATGAAGATTTAGGATTGACTAAATTAGTAGAAAAATTATCAACTATAAAAACTGAAGATGAGCCAAAAAAAGAAAGTAAGAGGGACAGCAAAAACAAATCTTCAGACTCAAAAGAGTAGTACCTTTGAATTTGGAGTTTTTAATTTATCAGTACCTGAAAATATTGAAGAACCTCAAGACATCTCTAAGATTAGGACTGAGTTCGTTCCATTTGGGACTAATAACTTATTTCCTCAGTATTTAGCAGAGTTAGGAAGAAAGAGTAGTACACATAGAAGTGTATTAGCTCAAAAGACTATATTTACAAGTGGTGCTAAATTCGTTAGTAATAACGAAGATATTTCAGAATACATAAAAGATGTTAATGCTGATGGAGAGTCATTAAGAATGATTTTCAAGAAATTAGCATCAGATTACTATACATTTGGAAATTGCTATTTAGAAGGGGTTTTATATGATGGTGGAATGAATCTATATCATATAGATGCAACTACTGTTAGAATGTCTAAGAATAAGAAAGAAGCGTATGTACACCCTGATTGGGCTAAGTACAATACAACCAAAGATGATTTGAATATAATTCCTATCTACCCTGAAGTTAGAGATAATAGATTTATACTTCAATTTAAAGATTACGAGCCTACATTCTCATTTTACGGATTACCAGACTATGTTGCTGCATTAGAGCATATCGCTGTTGATTATGAGATTGGAAAGTGGAATCACACAAAATTTAAAAATGGTTTTCAGCCATCTGCTATTGTTGAGATTAGTGGAGATATGGGAGAAGAAGAAGCAAAGAAGCTAGTAGACCAAGCACAAAAGAAATTTGTTGGAGCAGGAAATAATGGTAAGATATTATTTTTAGTAAAAAATGGAGATACTTCTCCTGCTAATGTTTCTATCATAAAAGATGACCAAGAAGGTAGCTGGATAGACTTACAGAGAATAACTGACCAAAATATTGTTACTGCTCATAGATGGCAGCCATCACTAAGTGGTTTAGTATCAAGTGGTAAGATGAATAATACAGGTAGTGAGATTAGAATTGCTTATGACTTAGCAATGACTACTGTAATTAAAGATACTTCTGATTTACTATTAGATGGTATCAAGAATGTAATGTACAGAGAGTTAGGGTTTTTACCTGAAGATTTAATTATTCACTATGAGCCACCAATTAGTTTTGCTACTCAGATTGACCCATCTAAAGTTCTTACAATTAATGAGCAAAGAAGATTGTTAGATGAGGATTTACCAATGCTTAATGAGGGTGATATGTTCTTAACTGATAGAGAACAGATTATTGTAACCAGAGATGATGATGCTGATGGAGTTGGAGATGATGATGCTGGGGACTTGACAGTAACTGAGAAAACTAATACAGAAGACTAATTACTATGGCAAACACAAATCAATATAAAACACTAGCAACAGCAGGAGAGGTTATAAGCAATAGTTTTACTAATGCTAACACTGACCCTGCTTTAATATCTACTAACACAATATTGCTTTCTGAATTAGCACATTTAAAGACTGCTATTGGTAAAAAGTTTTATGAAGAATTAAAGACACAGAACAATGTAGGTGATTATCCCACTGTAGGTGGTCTTACTCAAGCAAATCAAACTTTGATGGATGATTTCTTAATTAGAACTCTATGTTGGTTTGCAAGATTTGAGGTTATTAATGAGGTTCAAAGTAATAGTAGTAGTATGGGAATTGTTCATAATCTTGATGAGTTTTCTACTGTTATTGACCCTTCTGAATTAAACGCTTATAAGCAAGATACATATAGAAAAGCTGAGATATACTTACAGGATATGTTAAGTTTTTTAAATGATAGTGATAATAGTGCTGATTACCCTACATACACTGCCAATGCACCTTGTAATGTAAGTACATATAAGAATCATGGAATTATAATGTATGATAGTATATATACAAGACCTAGAACAAATTATAATAGTTGGAAGGATTTTTGTCCAGAATGTTAAAAAATATATAAATTAATGGCTGCAAACGAACATAAGAACTTAACTGATATTAATAGGCATAATCCTAAAGGATTTGAAAATGCTAATAATGATACTGTACTAAGCAAGAACTTTGGTACAGGAGTTGGGAATACTGATGGTAACTTAGTGTGGCAAGGTAAATCTCTTATGGGTGTTACTAACTATAAGATGCAGGGATATGCTACTGGAATAGCAAACTATAAATATGGAGAGGATATAGCAGACACTAAATCTCCTTTTGAGATGGCAGTTGATTATGGTAGTAGTGCTGTTGCTTCAGGAAGTTTAGTTCCTACAAATTTTTTTAGAATTGGTCAAGGATGTGTTATTCCTGAAATTGCTAATGTTGTTAGTATTAGTGGATGGATTACATCAATAACGAAACTGTTATTACTATTGCTATATGTAAAGTAACTCCAGTAGCAGATAACTCATCTAATGTTGTTCCTGTAGTAATTGATGAGATAGCGGTAACTGGTCTTGGTAGTAATGCTAAACTTGCAAGAGTAAATGAAACAACTATAACTGCTTCATCATTAGCAGCAGGAGATATTATATTTCCAATGATAAAAGAAACAGGAGGAACAGGTAGTACGATTTATATGAATTTATCTATTCAAACAACAACATTCTAATGACTACTAAAGAAGAATTAGTTTCAATGAAAAAAGACATTACATCAATTAATGACAAGGTAGATAATATATCTTCTAAATTAGATATGCTTACAGATAAGTTGCTTAATCCAGACACAGGGGTTACTGCTAGAGTAAATAGAAACACATCTATGAGGAGGGTTTTAGTTAAAGCAATGTGGGTAATATATACGGTAACTATAGGAGCTATAATAACAATATTTACAAAATAATAATAACAATTAAAAAATAAAAAAATGAGTACATTTGATACAGATAATACACTATTAAGAGAGATGCTTGGGAAGGGTGGTTTAAACGAAATCTTTACTACAACATCATTAACAGGTAAAGACTTTTACTGCGTACAATTTCCAGTAGAATCAGTTATAGCATCCCTTACAGTTGCTAATATGAGTGGTGAATCTTCTTTGGTTGGATTAACACTACCTGCTGGAACGACATTATTTATGAGATTTACAGCTATACAACTTACTTCTGGAGTTGGTATTGGTTACAGAGAATCTGATGGTGAAACTGCTTCGTAAATATGAAGTTATCACTAGGAATATCATTACCTACAAGTAACAAGGGAGGAGTAACACCTGTACAAAAGCAAGTTAATGTTTTTAAGGCTAGGGTTATTGCTGATGGAGGTGTATTTGAGGCTAAGGCTTGTTTAGAAGCACAATTAGTAATATTAAGTAATATACAATGAGTTTATTAGATGATGTAAGTATTGTAGTAACTCCTAATGGGTATAAGGCAGGAGAATTGTATGCAGTTGTTCCTGTACCTACTGAGGGTGCTGAAGAAGTAACTAATGGAGATTTCGCTACAGATAGTGCTTGGACGCTTTCTTCAGGTCTTACATTTAGTGCAGGTGCTATTTTATTTGATGACGATAATGATAATCTTTTTCAAAATTGGACTGATACTGTAAATACACTATATAAATTAACTATAACAAAAACAGGTTCAGGAACATTAAGATTTAGGTCAGGCTTTGCAGGAACGGATGGTGTAAGAATAGATATACCTGAATCAGGAATTATTTATTTTACATCTACATCAGACACTAATAGGATTCAGATTTATGGAGATATAAGTGATGTTAGTGCAACTTTAAATAGCGTATCAGTAAAAGAATACACAGCAGCTGATATGGATGTTACAAGAGCAACAGCAGCTACAAGAGTAGATGAGAATGGATTAGTAAATTACGCTGAGATTATAGGAAGTGAGGAGGTTACTGATGGAGATTTTAGTCAAGAAGGTGCTGAGAAAGTTACAAATGGTGATTTTTCAGCTGATAGTAATTGGAATCAAGTAGGTTCTAATGGTTGGAGTATTGATACAGGAACAAGTACATTAAATTTTACCAATGCAAGTAGTTATGTATTTCAAGGTATTAGTACAGTTTCAGGGAAGTCATATAAAGTTACATTAGATATTGAACTTAATTCAGGAACTATTGTTGCTAAGTCATTTTCTGCTCAAGATGTTTTAACAGTAACCTCAACAGGCAGACAAACTGTAACAGGATATTTTACAGAAATAGATAGTAATGCCAATTTTGGTTTTGTAGCATCAGGTTCAGCAAGTGGTAAAATACATAGTGTATCAGTAAAAGAAGTAGGTGCTGATTGGACTATATCAGGTGCTTGGAGTTTAGGAACAAATAAAGTTATTTTTAGTGATACTACTAATGGAGATATTAGGACTTCATCTGCTATTTTTACTGCAACTAAAACTTATCAAATAAAACTAACAGTAGCAGATTTAATAGGTGCTAATACTGCTTTTTTTGCAATAGGAGATGGCAGTGCTAGTAATTTAGTTGGCTATGATAATTATGCAAATGGAGATTACACATTTAACGCTATTGCTCCAAATGGCTCTGAATTAAGAATTTTCTCTACAACAAGTAGTGGAAGTTCTTATAGTATAACAAACGTATCAGTAAAAGAAGTTACAAGAGATAACGTTCCAAGAATAGACTACACAGGAGGAGGTTGTCCACATATATTAGCAGAGCCACAGAGGACTAATTTAGTTATTTATAGTGAGGATTTTAGTAATGCTGCTTGGTCAAAAAGTTCGGTAGGTATAGATACTAGCATTGGAACTAACGGGATAAATCCTAATATAGCAATTTCTCCTGATGGTACTTTAAATTCTGATAGGGTTAATTTTTTATTACAAAGTGATAGAGATAGTGGTATGTATGAAATCATTTCAGCATCAACAGGCAACTCGTACACTACAAGCGTTTACTTAAAAGGAGAGGGTAGTAATATTGGTAAAACAATAAAAATTAGAATAAAAAGAGTTACAGGGGGTTCTTTTGTTTCTGTAGATGCTGATTATGTTTTAACAGGGGAATGGGTTAGGCTTGAAATGAATCCATTAACATTATCAGGTGCCAACTCAAATGCTTTGCTTGTTTTTACTTCAAATGACGCTACAAGCTGTTTAATGTATGGTTGTCAGGTTGAAGAAGGCTCATATCCAACAAGTATAATTCCAACATCAGGAAGTACAGTTACAAGAAACCAAGACCAATTCACAAGAGATGGTATAGGTAGTTTGATTAATAGTACAGAGGGGGTTTTGTTTGTAGAGATGGCTGCTTTGTCAGATGATGGAACAGGTAGGTATATAAGTATATCTGATGGTGGCACACAAAATGTAATAAGATTTTATTTTTCTACCAATGAAAATCAAATAGTAGCAAGATACTATGTAGGTAATTCAGTGCAATCTAACTTTTCACACACACTTACTGACGCAACAATTTTTAATAAGATAGCTTTTAAATACAAAGAAAATGACTTTGCTTTATGGGTTAATGGTGTGGAAGTTGAAACTGATACAAGTGGTACTGTAAATTCAGCAAATACATTTACCGATATTAATTTTAATTTTGCAGGAGCAAATAATTTCTTCGGAAAAGTAAAACAACTGCAAGTATTTAAAACAGCATTAACAGACTCAGAATTAGCAACATTAACAACATAATAAAATGAATATATACAAATTACAATACGACACAAAAGCAGAAGGTGATGCTGATTTACTTGCTAAAGGTACTTATGAAGTAGTAACTGAAGAAGGAGTTACTCAAGATGTGTACAGAAATGGAACTCAAGCTATAGTCTATATAGGGCAGATTGTAGAGATACCTGCAACATACGACCCTGATGGAAAAGAGATAACACCTCCTGTTTATTATGATGGAGTATTTTACGACCTAATGACTACAGAAGAAATTGACTTTGGAATACACGAGTTATTTCCTGTAGATTGTGTACATTCGTTCTTAGGTTATGAAAAGAACGCAGAAGGTGAAGATGTAGACCCTGATGAATTAATAATAGAATAATAAATAAAAAATTATGGCAACAACAATAGTACCATCAAACTTAATAGTAACAATAACTGAGTCTTACTCTCTTAATGGAGTAGACTATGGTAATACAATGAATAAGACTTACATTGATAATGGACAAGTATCTCAAAGAGTTATGAGTATTGCAGGTAAAGGTGCAGAGAGTACAATTTTTACAGATATATTAGCATTATCAACAGTAGATGGTCAGGGTCAGGTGGTTAAAACAGGTTATAAATACTTTAGAATTACAAATTTAGATACTGCTAATACGCTAAACCTTAGAGTTTATAATGGTGCTAATTGGATAACGCTTGAGGTTTCTCCTGCAAGTAGTTCATTATTTATGGATGCAGGGACAGATGTTCCAGCTACAGCATCAACAGTAATTTCATTAAAAGATATTGAAGCTATAGCAGGTCAGTCTAGCCACGCTACTGAAGCTATTGATGTTGAGTTTGTAATGGTTACTGCTTAATATGCCTTTGAAATACTTTAAAGAGAGTGAGTTTACTTGTAAGTGTGGATGTGGTGAAACTGTTGTAAGTAGACATTTAATGGAAATGCTAGATGAAGCTAGAGATTTTGCAAAGATACCATTTGTAATCAATAGTGGATATAGATGTGAGAATCATCCTGAGTCTATTAAGAATCCAAAATCATCACACATTAAAGGACTGGCAGTAGATATTAAATGTACAGATAGTAAAAAAAGAGCAATCATTATAGATGCTTTAGGATATGTAGGATTTAAAAGATTTGGAATAGCAGATACTTTTATACATACAGATATAGATAACAAAAAATCAAATCCTGTGATTTGGTTATATTAATTAATTAACTTAAATATATATTATGAATTTTATTACAGAAAACTGGCTAGAATTATTGATTGGTACAATGGCTTTTATCAAAATCATTACTAACTTAACTCCAACAGAGAGAGATAACAAAATGTTTGGATGGTTAGATACTATGATTGATGCTTTAGTTCCTAAATACAAAAAGAAGAAATAGTGCTTCCTCAATGGATAGGGTCTATGCTAGTTAAGGGTGGTGTAAAACCAATAACAGATTTATTGAAAGCAGTAAAAGAACTGTTTACAGACGCAAAAGGTAAGTGGAGTAGCAAGAGAACCATTAGTGGTGTGATAGTTTTATCTGCAAGTTTGTATGCTGAGAAGAATGGTATTGATACTAATACTTTAATAATGACAGGATTAGGAATACTTCCTTTATGTTTCTCAGTATTTGAAAAAAATAATAAAAATAATGACTGTAGTTGTACTGAATAAGTATCTTTGCATTAAGATTTAGACAGGGTTGTGCCTGTCTTTGTTTCATTGTTTATAGTTTTCAAGAGTGGGGTGTTAAAAAACACCTCATTTTTGTATTATATACGCTTTTTTATTCGTATTTTTGCTGCTTAATAACTAATACTTTAAGCAATGAAAGAATATGGTAAAAGACTAAGATTGTCAGAAGAAGAAGTTGAAATGGTTTATGAGAATAGAGCTGAATCAACTACTAACACTAATGGCAACACAGCACTAGACATTAATCTTGCAGAGAGAGGCATTGACAAAAAAGATGTAGTATCTGTAAAGCATTGGCAGTCTGCTAGTGGAGAGTTCAGATTTAGTATTGTAACTAAAGAAGATATAACTGCTAATGAAACTGATATACTAAAGACAGTTAGTAGTTTTATAGAGAATCACTCACCTCACTATCCATCAATCAAAAGAAAGATAAAACTTAACAATCATCTATTAGTAATTAATCCTGCTGACATTCATATTGGTAAATATGCTAATCATCTTGAAACTGGTGATGGTTACAATGTAGAGATTGCGTGTGAGAGGGTCTTAGAAGGGCTACAAGGGCTTATTGATAAATCTAAAGGTTTTGAGGTAGATAGGGTATTATTTTGCATAGGGAACGATATTCTGCATATAGATAATGTTTACAATACAACTACAGCAGGTACTAATCAAGATGTAGATGGTAAGTGGTGGGAGCATTTTGAAATTGCTCTAGCACTGTATGTTAAGTGTGTTGTGATATTAAGAGAGATTGCACCTGTAGATGTTATTCATTCAATGTCTAATCACGATTATCAGAGTGGCTTTCATTTAGCACACGCATTAAAGAGTTGGTTTAGGAATGATGATGAAGTTACCTTTGACATATCAGTAGCACATAGAAAGTATTACAAATATGGTAAGAACTTAATAGGCTTAGAACATGGAGATGGTGCTAAGATGGCAAACTTACCTTTAACAATGGCTCAGGAACGACCTCTATTATGGTCAGAAACAACTCATAGGTATTGGTATCTACATCATTTACATCACAAGGTTAAACATAAGTGGTTGGATGCTAAGGATTTCATTGGTGTAACTGTTGAATATATGCGCTCTCCTTCTGGAACTGATAGTTGGCACTCAAGAAAAGGATATGTTGGTGTTCCAAGAGCAGTTGAAGGTTTCTTACACGAAAAAGATAGTGGTCAAGTGGCTCGTTTAGTACATTACTTCTAAAATAAAGCACAATTTATGTACAATTTTACTCTAGTATATAAACATTTTTCAAATAATTGTTAAAAAACCCCTGTTTGTTAATTCCAATTTTATATATTTGCCTCAATTAATAACTAAAACAATAAGCAATTATGAGTATAGCAGACAGAATTTTTGAAGATGGTATGATGGCAGATGAGAACAGCAGAAATGATTTAAACTATGGAGATAGGTTCTATAGGGGAGAAGAAGCAGAGTATTGTTACAACAAGACAGAAGATAAATTTGAAACTATTAACGAAAAAAATGAAAAAATGGGAAAGATGAAAGAACAATTTATGGAAATGCGAATGAACGAGCAAGATCAAACAATCAACACTATGCACGAAATTGCAGAAGGATATAATAAGAGTACTAATCAATTAAATAATAAAATGGCAAAAAAAACAATGCAGGAAAAATTACAAAAACAACCAGAGGTAGTTGTTGAAACAAGAACAGAGGCTTTAAGAAGGCTTTACAAAGAGAATGGC